ATCACGGGACCCATGTTGCGGGTATTATTGCTGGTAGCAACGCATCATTCCACGGCATTGCTCCAGACGCAAAAATCATTGCCATCAATGTGTTTGACCCGTATGGTGGAGCCTATGACGGGGACATTATCAAGGCTCTCAATTGGATTAATTCGATTGCCTCTGAGTATAATATAACATCAGTAAACATGTCTCTTGGTAGCAATACCATATTCAAAGGAACATGTGACGATTACATTCCCGATATGACTACTGCTGTTCGCAATTTAAAGTTAAAAAATATTGCGACCGTAGTATCTTCAGGTAACTCCTATGCAGTAGGTATGAGTTCTCCTGCTTGTATATCAGATGCTGTTAGTGTAGCTGCGACTTCAACCGTCACTGATGCAGTAACCGACTTTTCTAATGTATCCCAGTACACTACCTTATCAGCACCAGGTCTTCAAATTAATTCTTCTAAATTAATGGGTAGCTATGGATCTGCTTCAGGCACATCTATGTCTGCTCCATTCGTTACAGGAGCTTTTGCTATCTATAGGTCTAAGTTTGGTGTGCAAACTGTAGATAAAGCTGTTTCTGATTTACAAAAATATTCTTCTCCTGCTACAGACAGATACAGTGGTATTATCACTAAAAGAATCAATATGAAATCCTTGATAGATCAAGCGGTTTCTGTTCCAATTATTACCACTACAACATCTACTGTTGCTTCAACTACTACTACCACCTTAGTGTCTCCTACTACAACTTTAGTTCCTCCTCCTTCTACTACCAGTAGTACAACTGTTCCCGTTTCTACATCTACTACTTCTACTGTAGTTACTACTACAATCCCTGGTCAAACTTACAATATTGGAAAGCCAAGATTAACCTCGTTAGATTCTTATTCTACTATATGGAGATCATATACTTATGATATCTTTATGGTTAGATATATAGATGTTTCTTATGGCAAAACTTTACTTTCTCATTATTTGTTAACCTGCAATACAGGACAACAGTATGTTATTCCTATTAATATGTCAGCTAGATTTAATAGTTATAGATTAAAGAATTCTGATGGCACTTTTGCTTCCGCTAAAGGAATTTCTTCTTGCTATTTACAAGGAGCCAAAGATTCTTTTCTTGGCCCTAAAACATGGTGGGAATCTATTTCTAAATGAGTTACCTTAAAGAAGATATTAATATTAATGAAATAAAATCAGTTCAACTTTGCTGGGATTCTTATCCTCAAATAATAACTGGTTCTTTAGAAGCTTTGATAGATTATACTTCTTTATCACTCGATACTTTAACTGTTCTTATCCTTAAAAACGATATGTGTATTTGTTACGATTTAGAACATCCTTCTTTAAAAGAAGTTAATATGTTAGCAACAAATATCTATAGAACCTATAGCTATCGCTATTCTTATAGCGAAGTTATATATGGCAATGCTTTGTTATTGGGTTATAATAATGATTATACTACTCAAAACAAAGAAAGATTTAATTCACTACCCATAACTTATATAAATGAAATTATAAATAGATTTAATTCGTTATGAAAAAAAACAATAAAGCTTTAAACATTAAAACTTTCAGATCTCTAACAAACACTTGTTCTTCTTGTGGCTTAAAGTCAAAAGAAGTAGAGAAGTCCATTAAATACAATAAGCATTTTTGCATGCTGTGTTTAATGGATTACATTAAAAATAATACGTAGCTATAAATATAAAAGGAAAAATTATGTCATTACATGTCTTAATTGGATCAGACATTGAAGACGTTTCTCGTATTGTAGATACAGTCGCTGCTCTAGAATACTTAAAAGAAACACTTCCACAAAAGCAATCAATCATTGATCTTGCTGGTGGACAATTCAATTCTGAAAAATTAGAAACACTTATCGATTGGTATAACTCAATGAAAAATGTTATACTACACGCTGGAAACAGCGAAGATATTATACTAGAACCTAATCTAGTATAGTTGATCTACCCGAGTGGCGGAATGGCAGACGCAGGGGGCTTAAACCCCCCGGATCGCAAGATCTTACCGGTTCAAGTCCGGTCTCGGGTACTGTGTGCTATAATATATGCAATACAATATAATAAAGGAAAAAATGACTGAATTAACACCACCGCTTCCTTCAATGGAACAACCTAAAAAAGATGCAAATGGCATGAAACAAATGGGAATCATTATGGTTCTTCTTGCAGCTGTAGCTTTGCTTATAGGCATTTTGCTTGCATCACGCGATGGATCATCTGCTCCCGCAGCTACAAATCCTCCTGCTCCAGTGCAAACATATGCTCCAGCTCCAGTGGTTAATAAGTATGAAGCTTATCTTGATCATGTATATAATAACTCTGGTCAAGCTAATACAATTACTAAAGCCTCTCTTATTGAATATGGCGACACTATTTGTTCAGCCTTGGATAATGGTAGAACAATTCCTTACATCGTAGGTTATCTTTCAAATAGTTCTTCTGGCGAAACCGATGCTGCTTTGTATGCTTCGGTAATCTTTGGAGCAATTACATATATTTGTGATGAATACAAAGGTGATCTTAATCTTTACCTCAGCAACAGTAATTAATATGATAGAAAGTTATCATGATCAAATGTTTCATCTTCTCGGTAAACGGATTGAACTAGTATTTACTGACGACGAATACACAAAACTAAAACCAGGTTCTATGGGAATAGTCAATTTTATAGATGACTTTGGAACTGTTTTTGTTAGCTGGGAAGACGGATCATCACTTGGTCTTGTTCCAGGTGTAGATAGATGGAAGGTTAAATATTAATGTCTATTACTTTTTTTACTCGTTCTGATGATGGTCAAGTCCATGATCATTTTGAAGATTTATCTTCAGCTTTAGAATATTTTATTTCTGAATCGGGATACCGTTTAGACTTTTGCATGCCTGATGGACGTATTCTGTTCATCCATCGTGGACAATACGGAGAAGATATTTCTAAAGAAAAATTAGATCACCCTGCTTGGAAAAACTATTTACAAGCAGTTTCTAAAGTTCTTTTGTACAATCCTAGTCAAGTTATTAATACTAATGACAATGTTGTACATGTAGATTTTAATCAGTAGCCTTTGTAGTGGATACGTAATCACAACATTTTAGGGTGGGCCCATATTCCCGTTGTGACTGCTGATTAAATTAGTTTGGTGTTGTTGGCGCTTTGGGACATGGAGCGACGATAACGCCAATTGTTTTGATAGTAGCTAGTAATTCAAGTTTACTACGTCGATAAGACAGAAATAAGCCGACTGAATTGTTAACGGAAAAGTAATGACACTAGTAGCCACATATATGCAATCATTACCTACTATCAATTTATCTTAAGGAAAATATGATTCATTACATTCAAGATCTAATTACTCGTATATCATTTAAGCGTACAGCTAAACAACGCTACAAAGCTTATAATAAAATTCATCAAACTCCTTATGGAGTTCCTTCTAGAAATTCAGGTTACTACGAATGACTTATGTAAAAATGCATGTTAAAAACAAATTAGATATCATAGCTCATGTTTTAACTCGTAATGGAATTACAGTTTGGTATGGCATTCCAGAACAAATAGTTTCAGAGCTTCAACTTAACGGATACAAAATTAAAAAACGTAAAAAGTTTAAAAAGATTTTACAAAAAGTAGAGATTATTGAACCTACTACTATTCAAGATATTTATCCAGAATGTTAACTTATGTAATTATTGCCATTGGCGCTTTATGGGGTATCTTTACTCTTATTTGTATTCGTGAAGAAGATAAAGAAATTCAAGAAATGGTTGAGTCTGCCCGCAATGCAATTAGAAAGTCTCATGGATCAGAATGATTGAATTAGTAATAACATTTATTGTCATTGCTGCTGTTATCTGGATATTAGAAAATATTCTAGATTAAAAGGAAATTATATAATGTTTAAACAGTATGCAAAAAATGTTTATTCCCAAAACGGTGAAGATGGTATTTTAGAAGAAATATTTAGACTTCTTGGCGTGCACAATTCAACTGACTCTTGGTGTGTTGAATTTGGTGCTTGGGATGGTAAACATCTTAGTAACACTTTTAACTTTGTAACTCAAGGCTGGTCTTCTGTAATGATTGAAGGAGACTCTGGAAGATTTGAATCTTTAGTTCAAACATCTAAAGACTTTCAAAACATGCATATTATACAAGCTTATGTATCACAATATGATACTGAAGACAATTCTTTAGATAAACTTTTAAAAGCAACACCTATTCCTAATAGCTTTGAGCTTCTATCAATTGATGTTGATTCTTATGATTCTGATATCTGGGAAACTTTTCAAGACTATTCTGCTAAAGTTGTAGTTATAGAAATCAATGGCACTGTTCCTCCTGGTGTTTATTGGAGACATAAAGACACTCCTGTTGATTCTCTTTCAATAGGAACAACGTTTAGTGAGATGTTAAACATCGCTAAAGAAAAAGAATACACTCTTGTATCTCAACCTGGTAATTGTATCTTTGTAAAAAATGATTTATTACCATTATTAAATATGCCATCAGATTTAATTGAATTTCCAGAACTTTTGTTTGCTAAAGAATTCTTAATTAATTAATATCAACTGGCGCCTTTAGCTCAGTTAGAAAGTCTCACGGTTCAGAATGATTGCAGTATTAATAACTTTAATTATATTATATTCTATTATTGCTGCCGTTATCTGGATTTTAGAGAACACGCGCCTTTAGCTCAGTTGGTAGAGCAACGGACTTTTAATCCGTGTGTCCCGAGTTCGAGCCTCGGAGGGCGTACTATGGCAATTGTAAAAAAACATCAAAGAAAATGTTCTGCTTTAACATCTAATAATACTAAATGTTTACGTATAGCTTTTCATAATTCTTTATTCTGCAAAGTTCATGAAAGAACAAAACCGTATGACAAATGAACTAAATTTATTAAATGAGCTTCATATTGGTGATACTGTAGGTACCACTAAAAGAACAGTTATAGCACTTACTAAAAAAGCTGATAGAATTGTTGATGATAGCTATGCTCATTGGATAACTATATGCCATCAAGATGGTCAGCTTCATCCATATGTAGTATGGAGTGTTGTAGCTAGACCTGATGGTTTTTCTGCGTGCAATGGAGACTACTGCTCTACTTTACAAGAAGCGGTTACTATATATAAAAAACGTGGAGGAGAAGCGTAATGTCACTAGACCCAAATAAAAGTGCAGTTCAACTTGTAGATCAGGCTATTAAAGATATATCTGGTCAACAGTTAGTTTCTACTTCTGAGATGACAGATTTATTGTTGGATATTCGTTTGTATCTTTTGATCAACGAACAATCAACACCATCTAACTCTACTACTATCAATTAAAATTAAAATCAAAAACAAATATTAAGGAATAATAATGAATATAGGAACAGTAAAATTCTTCAATGATGAAAAAGGCTTCGGCTTTATTTCTCGTGAAAACGGTGACGATCTTTTCGTTCACTTCTCTAACATTGAAGGATCAGGTCGCCGTTCTCTTGCAACTGGTCAAGAAGTAGAGTTTGAAGTTGGCCAAGGCCAAAAAGGCATGGAAGCTAAAAACGTCCGTCCACTCTAATAGAGTATTACTTTGGGAGCTTACAGTCCCCATTGCTACGGGGTTCTATTCGTTTACGACTAGCCCGTCCACAAAGTGAATATACCAATCCACCTGCCTCCCCAGATCAGGTGGTCACAACTGTCCTACGGGCCCTTAGCTCAGTCGGTTAGAGCATCGGACTCATAATCCGTGTGTCCTGGGTTCGAGCCCCAGAGGGCCCACTATGATAAATCTTTTATTTACCTATATCTGGTTAATCTATATTGGATTAACCGAGTCTATAGTTATGCAGTTTGTAGCAATATTTATATTTTACGTTGCTTCTCGAATTGCATACGCCCCTACCAAAAACTGGTATTACCCTGAACAGGATAAATAACATGCCCTACATTCAACCTGAACTTCGTTCTTCTATATTGTTAGAACCTGAATCAATTTCAAATGCCGGCGAATTAAACTATTATATTAGTACTTTAATTAATAATTTTATTAATCAAAAAGGTAAGTCATACGCCGTGATTAATGAAGCTATTGGTGCATTAGAATGCGCAAAGCTAGAACTTTATCGTCGCATAGCTGCTCCATATGAAGATATTAAAATAGATTCTAATGGAGATGTTTATACTGTATGACTAATAGAATCAACGCTACTGCTAGAATAGATCGACCTTCTAAAGTCTATCATCCCGATACATCTAGACAATGCCAGCATGAAGACTGCAAAGTTCGTCTTTCAAAGTATAATCCTACAACTTACTGTTCTACTCATGAACGTTATAGTTTACCTGCATCTAAAGCTATTTAAGGATTAATTATGGGAATGGATGTTTTTGGCATTAAGCCAAAAAACGAACAAGGCGAATACTTCCGTGCTAATGTATGGTATTGGCATCCTCTATGGGATTGCCTTGAAAAGCTTCATCCTAGTATTTGTTCTAAATGTGAAAGTCCTCACGATAATTCTGGATCAGGTTTAAATGCTAAGTATTCTATAACACTTGCTAAACTTTTAGCTAAAGATTTAGAAGATGGAACTATAAAAGCTTACATTGAGCAATACAAAGCTCACATGGATTCTCTTCCATTAGAAGACTGTAAGTATTGTGATGGTTTAGGCGTTCGTGTTTGGAAAGAAGCTGACGCAAATGGCCAAGAACAATCTGTTACTAAACAATGTAATGCTTGCGAAGGTACTTTAAAAGTATCTAGCTTTGCAACTCATTACCATATGGACTATGATCTTGTTGTAGAGTTCCAACAGTTTTTACAAAACTGTGGTGGATTTAGGATTTGCTAAAATGTCTTTTGCTAATAGACAAAACATTAAACATCCTCCTATCTCAATGAGAATGAAAGTTTTAGAAAAGTATTATGAAAAAATTAAAGTCTCTGATCATATAGACGCTTTAGTTTTATATAAAAATACTATGGCTGGACTCTACAAAAATTATAATCCTTGGCTTAAAGTCAGATATTATAGCAGAGATTCATTCAAACCAAAACAAGAGCAATATGATGAAGAAGATTAACAACACCATTTGCTATTCAAAAAGATAATTGCTATACTGTAGTTATTCAAAGAACAACTTTCTAAAGAGAACTCAATATGATTTTAGATTTTCGAATACGCGGCTTGTAGTAGACAATACTGCAAGCCGAGTGGTCCGAACGGTATGACGGAAGAAACCTTATAAGTTTCCTGAACAGGTTCAATTCCTGTACTCGGTACTACATAGAAAGATTCTTATGAACTTAAACCCGATTGACGACATCGTCAACGAAGTGATCATTGATTACAATAAATCCATTGATCAATATACTAATATGATTTCTGGTATACTTGAAATTACTTGGATACCAAAACAAATATTAATAAATCTTGCTTCTTGCATTGAGTACATCCAAAACAAAGATACTCAATCAACACTGGATGCTCTTGAAGAAATTTCATCTATTATAGAATCATTAAACTTAAAAATTAATTCATCAATTCAAAATATAAAAGACGGAGTTATTAGTGGCGGGAACTAGAAAACCAACTGGTTATAAAAAATTAGAAGATTTTAATATGATTTCTGCCTCTGAAAATGGTTGGCGATTAAAAGCTTCTTGTAACAAAAAAGAAGTAGATACTTCTTGGTTTTTTTCTCCTCATAAATCTTTAGAAGCTCGCAAAGCTTTATCAATTTGTCATTCTTGTCCTGTTAAATCAGATTGCTTGTATAATGCAATCATGTATCAATACCATGGCATTTGGGGTGGATTTACTCAAGAAGCTAGAAATAAAATAATTACTCTTTATCTAGGTAATAATTTGACTAATTTTACTTTAGAATCTGCTAAAAGAATTTATGACGAAGTTGATTCTACTGGTATAAAAGTTTCAATTTCTATAAATTCATCCCGCAAAAAACAATAACTATCCCCATTATTGGAGACTATATGTATAACTATTCTTTTGAATCTGAAAATGATGATGATATCTTTGATGATTCTAAAAATCTTTCAGATGCAAGACCTACTAACAAATCATCTTTTACTGAAACTAAAGAAGAATCTGATTCTCTTTCTTCTTCTAGTTTTAAAGATGTAATAGACACCTTAATAGGAGATGATGATGAAGACAACTCTTCTCCTACAGCTCATCTAATTCTTACTTTTTATTCTTCTGCTACTAGTTGGGTTAAGCACAAATCTAACGAATGCTTTCAAAAAGCTTTACACACTTATTTCATAGATCAACAAGAAGGAAAAGCTAAAGATTTTGTTTATTATGAAAGATATTTCGATGCTCAATCTCAACTTTTAAGACGTCGGATAATCAATATATTTGTTCGTCAAATTGTTGATAATCCTCAAAAGATTGCAGCTGTTTCTAGCAGGCTAAATCTTTCTTTAGATGAAAGATTCATTGCTACATACTTTGGTTCTTTTTATAATGTTAATCAATTTAATATTATAGAAACATATTCTGTATATAAATCTTTAGCTCAATATCTTTCTCTTCCATTTGAAGCAGACTTAGATGATGAAGACGATTCTCAGCATAAGCTTCCAGTCGATTATGATTCTTTTTCTAGTAATTTGTTTAATACTTCGATCATTAAAGATGAAGAACTTAAAAATATTCTTTCAGAAGTTCTCTCTGAAACAATTAAAAAGTTTGTAAATATTAAAGTAGAAGAAGACGATATTGAAGATTAGCAAAAAAGCAAAATCTTTTATGATTAGTTCTTGTAGTATCATGGCTTTAGCTGCTATTAACTACAGTATTGTTCATAGCCCAATAGTATTTTTATTGACACTATTTTTATTTGTTCATGAAATGGGTCATTATATTATTTCTAAATATTTTAATGCTGATCCATCTTATCCTATTTTCATACCTTTACCTTTTTTAGCTATAGGTTTTACTAGAGTCAAAAATCTAGATCCTCAACACAAAGCTTCTGTTGCTATAGCTGGTATATTATTTTCTGTTTCTTTTATTTTAAATATAATGTTACATAATTATTTTCTTAATATATTCTCTTTTACTTCGTTGTTTACCATTTTGTTTTTAGAACTCTTTTTTAACATTTTTGGTTCCGACGGTGTAAGATATCGTAAAGCAAAGAAATTTTCTATATAATCAAAAAAATCAAAATCATACATTGAACAGGAAAATCATGACAACAGATAAGCAAGTTTTACACGATAAAATTAATACGTTCTTTGAAGAGTCCTATTTTGATGTTCATTCAATAGGAACTAAATTATCTTTTACAGAAACACAATTAGTCAAATTAATGACTAAGATAAGTGTTGGTTTAGTAACTGTTTGGGTATCTTCCATAGAGCTCAAAACATTACTAAAATCTTATAAATTCACTAAGGGGATTTAATGTCTAAATATCCAGAAAAGCTACCTGAAGAAAGCAAGCCTTTAAGTAAGTTTACTTTTTCCCTCAACGTTGCAACTTCTGTTAAGAAAGAACTTCAAGATCAGTTCGATTCTATCACAGATCGAATTGAAAATATTATCAATAAAGTAACTATTGACGGCATGCCTATGATTAGGCTGGTACTCCAATCTACTCATAATAAAAAAGAGCTGAAGAAACTTGCT